AACATATTTGTCTTCTAAATCCTGTAGTCTAGCTTGTGTTCCGCATACAAAACAAAATCCTACCGTACGACCTTCATTGTGATAGATATGCATGCTAGGTGTTGTGTCTTCGTGAAACATACACAGAATTTTCTTGCTCAACTTGCCTCCTCAAAAGATCGAAGATATTCCCATATCTTGTAAGCCCATTCAGTATCTAGCTTACCAACTCTACGGAAGTTACAATAGTAACAAAGTATACCCCGTGTCTTACCTGTCTTATGGTTGTGATCTACTGCAAATCTACGTTGGCCTTTTTTAGGTTTTTTCTCACATAACCAACAGCCATTCTTAGCCATTTCACAGTACTTAGCATATGTAATACCGTACTTGTTCATGTAATACTTATCTAGTTTTTTAACTTCCTTAGCTTTAGTCAAGGATATCTCCACTAGCTACGCGCTTCAAGGCAATCTCATGGTATTCGGGTTCTTTCTCAATACCTATAAATTCGAACTTCAACTCAGTAGCCGCAACACCAGTGCTACCGGAACCCATGAATGGATCTAGGACTACTCCATTAGGTGGAGTGATGAGTTTTATAAGGTATTGCATAAGCTTTGTGGATTTAACTGTGGGATGGGTATTCTCAGAACCTTTATCTGCTTTACTTGCTTTCGCGCAGTAGAAAAAACGGGATGCTCCGCCCTGTTTCAAAATTCCACTCTGCTCATCAAGCCGTTTGATAGCGCATTCTTGGTCGCATTCCGTGTCAGTGCAGTGCTCGGAGTGAGACAGCACGAGGTTAGCGGGGAATCTGCCTTGTGTCGATTGAACTGGTATAGTGCGAGTGCCGTCGGTGCCCTTACCTACACTAAAAGAACTACCTCCTGCGCCGTTAGGATAACTATAACCAGGATTAGAACCAATCCTACACTCATCAATATTAATCCCACCCACACCGTGCTTTAGGACATTCTTTGCCACAGTCTTTTCACTGCATGGTTTCCTAACTAATATCCAATGCTCGGAAGCTGGCTTAAGTGCTGTTCCCCAGCCTTCCCATTGTTTTGCTTCTGCGGTTTCAATTGCTTTAGCTATATTGTGTGACTTCGGAAACCCGCTCCCGAATAAATGCGTAATTACATCCCTCACTTCGAACCCGGCATTCTCGAGCGCCGTTGCAGTCCAGTGACTTGTTCTAGGTAATGCCCATACAAGACCATGTGCGCCTGGCTTCATAACACGAAGGCATTCCTTCATGACGTCTGTCATCCATGCGATCCATTGATCACGTCCGCCCTTATCGTCATCCCAATCTTTACCCATAAACGAAATGCCAGCAGGAGGATCTGTTATAAGTGAGTCAACCGAGCTGTCCTCCAGTGTTTTAAGCTGTTTAAGACAATCACCAAGTAATATCTTCATATAACTCCTTTAGCTTCATCGAGATACCTTTCAGGTAGTTTAACACGATTAACATGTGGGTCTATCATATACCCATGGAAGTACTGTACAGTTTGCTCACCGTTCCTAAATGAGTAGTACCCATATCCGTTGTCAAAGCCTACGTACCCATCTCCGAATGTCTTAAGACCAAGCTTGGTGAGCTTAGTGGCACACTGAATAAGTTCACGCTCAACACGTCTGTCACACTCGTTAATTCTGTCTTGGGGAGCGAATGTACTGATGAAGAAGCGTTGATCTGCTAGCGCCTTAGCTATGTTACTCTCGTGCTTAGCAAAGATACGTTTAATAATAGGTAACATCTCGTTAGCATCAAAAATACTAAATAGCCGTGATTTACAGATGTTAATCAGCATGCGCGTATACCCCGAATTGAACGCAGACATGGCAATGGCATTCCTGTTTAGCTAGTGCTGGTTTAACTTCCAGATGGTATAGATTCCAGTTGTCTTCTACTGCGTTAGTCCTGGAATACTCAATTTGGTCGATACATGGTTTAGTATCTTCATTATCCATATAACCCCCTTTGTAGAACGTTAGTTACCCTTACTAACAGCTTAATCTAATGAGTCTTGGTTGTCAACAACCTTTCTTAGTATTGTTTTAGGTGTTTTAGTAAGCTCTAGGAACCTACACTGCCCAGCTGCGAAGTACAGTTCTACTTCACCTGTAGGTCCATTCCTATTCTTAGCTACATTGATTATAGCGGTACTAGGGGTATCCTCTGGACGATGGAGTAGCAGTACTACATCTGCATCCTGCTCAAGGCTGCCAGAACCCTTCAAATCGGCTAACTGGGGCGTACCATCCTCACGGAGCTCACTGTTACGATTAAGCTGACTAAGGGCGATTACAGGAATACGTAGTTCTTTAGCTAAGGCTTTCAACCCCGCAGAAATCTCACCTAACTCAGCGGCGATGTTATTACCTCTGTTATGGGCTATAATTTGGATGTAATCCACTACAATAAGACTTGTTTTACTAACGGAATGGATATCCCTAGCCCTACTGCAAATCTGGTGAATATTCAGCCCAGGTTCATCATCTACAATGCAGTTTAAACGCGCTAATCGGGCCTTTACGGCGTCTAACTCATCGGCTGGGGCTAACCCACGCTGGATGTAGTCCAAAGGCTTATCAAGGGCTATAGAGGCTTGACGTGAGACTATACTCTCGTGATCCATCTCAAGACTGAAGATATGAACTTTCGAATGTTCTGCTACCTGGGTAGCTATCTGAAAGCCTAACCCTGACTTACCTTGGCTAGGTCTAGCTCCTAACAGGATGAGCTCTCCACGGTCCTTTTTAAGCATTTTAAAGTCATCTAGACCCTTAAAACCACTACTTAAGACACTAATCGCAAGCTTGTTGACGTCAAAATCTGAGAGTTGTTTACCAGGATACAATGCCTGTATGCCCTGTTCTTTCACTTTATTAAATTCCACCGCAGCGACAACCTTCACGATACACTACCTCCCATTTACAAACACATTTATGTTTATTACTAATCGGGATAGGTTCATCATTATAGAATGCCTTAAGTTTTAAGGCAGGATGAATTGTATCCCCTTCATTCAAAACCGTCTTGGTGTACCCTTCTAGACCATCCCAATAACTTTCAGCGGCTGCTAATGATTTATGAGGGGATTCATCCCAAGGCCAGGTCGGGCCGTTATCCCAAGAACCGCAAGATTCTACTTTACTAGCATTACCACGTAGCTCTATCCATCCTACACCTGGTTTTTTATATCGTATATGTCTCATGTTTAAATCCTTTTCCAAGTCTTTAATAAGGTTATCAATTCCTTATCTAATAATTTCAGATATAACCCGCATACTCATGTTTTTTTCCAGCAATCAAACGGACCATACGCTACGGCTTTTAGTGAGTATTTAAAGTTAAAATCTTTACTAATGTTTTCCATAACCTGTATAAGTCTAGCCTTCTCCGTTTCAGCGTCTGCGATAGGTACTTGAGCTACTATTTCGTCATGTACAGAGAAGAGTCCTTTACCATATCTATAGAATGCCCGGTTACAGCATTCAGCAGCTACGCCTTGAATAAGGAAGTTATAAGCCTGTCTTTGTTGACGATACATCTCATATTTATCACGAGGTCTGGGGAAATGTCTTGTACGCCCGGCCAGGTTGGTTATTTGTCCTGTTCTTTCGATCTCTTCATTGACTTTTTCTTTAAGGGCATTAATACCAGAATATAACTCCCAGTAGCGTCGGAATATATCCTCTGCTTCGTGTTTCGACACACCAAGAATCTTTCCAACCTTTCCCGCGCCTGCTCCATACTGGAGGGCGAAGTTAAGTGTTTTAGCTTGATTCCTGTCAATCCCGAGTCCTTCCGCCGTGATATCATGTTTACTGGCCCCTTCTGTGAGTATTCTGATTAAATTCGGGTCATTAGTTAGATTAGCTTCTATAACTACTTCTAGTTGGGAATAGTCAGCACCAATGATAGCCATTTCAACGTCAGGAATAAAAAAGTTACGTATAACGCCGGTTTTAGGCAAGTTTCCCATGTTTGGGTCACTATGAGAAAGACGACCAGTAGCTGTACCAGAAACATTGAAATGAGGGTAAATTCGATTGTTCTCAACACGTGTTAACATCCCTTCTACGAAGGTGTTATAGATTGCTTTTGTTTCTTTGTACTGACAAAGAGTTTTAAGAGCAGGTCGGCTTTCCGATAAAGCGAGTAAAGCCTCCGAGTTAGTGCTCGGATTTCCTGTCTTCGTTTTAACGAGAGCTGGGCATTTAAGCGCCTCATACACAAGCCATGCAATCTGTTTATCTGAATCAAAGTTGAATACAGGTCGCTGTACGCGTAATCTACCATCGTTTGATTTACGCTTACTAATTTCTTTCGCCCACTCTTGGAGCTCCCAGATTTCTGTCTGCTCATAAAATTCCTCTTTTAACTTTGGGAGGTATGCTTGGATTTCGGTATCGAGGCTGTCCTTGGTTTCCTGTATAAGTCTAAGATTGACTTTAAGTCCGTTAAGCTCAGTTTCTAGCAAAGATCTGCCAAGGGATTTGACGTGTTGGTATAGATCCGTAGGTACTTGTTGAAGGTCTTTAACTCCGAGTCTGTAAGTGTAGATAGCGTCTTTGCAAGCGTACTCAGTTGCTTCACTTTCTGGTGCATCTTCGTAGTTCTGGTATTTACCCCAGAAAATTTCTTTATACGGGTCATTAAACACTTCCTTTACTCTAGTATCTAGACTGTGGTTAGCATTCTCATCAATCAAGTGGTGCATATCGATTAGATTATACACCTGTTTATCTCGGATGTCTATCCCATGTTTATACAAGATGATTGTATCACAATGGTTGTAATCCTGTAGGAAGATAGCCTTCCTAGATTCTATTATATCTCTTATGGTGTCCCAGTATTTATGGTTATCTATACAGGTTTCATCAGCGATGTACCAAGGAAAATACCAGGCTTGTTCACTATCCGCTATAATGATAGCTAAAAGCCTAGTAGTCCGTGGATTGCCCTTAACAAACTCCGTATCGATAGCTACGACTTCGGGTATTTGTTTTACCGCCTCTTCGACTTGGGCTAATGTCTGACATATGTGAAACTTCAAGTTAAGTATCTCCGTAAGTTGAAGTTGATACCAGTTGAATGATGCTATCGTCCTATGGGGACTGGTAACTCCCTACGTAATTAATCTAAATCATCAGTAGGTAAGGGCTTAGTAAACTTCTTAGGTGTGTTAAGGCTCTTCTTAAACCCAGGTTTCATAGGAGGAAGAATCTCGGTGAAGTAGTGCATAGCACCGTACTTTGTAACCTTATTCGGACGGATTACAAGCGAACCGTCTACTTGAAGACTCTTCATTAATGCATCAAGTCCTTCCTGGGTGATCTTGATCTTGATAGCGCCCTGGCCAAATTTATCGTCTGCATACCCATGGCCAAAGTTAGGGTTGAACTTCTTACCGTTTTCCATCTTTATTCTCCTTCGCCTAAAGGCGTATTGTCTACTTCGTAGACTTCATATATTTATTGATTGCCGCATAAATACTATCATACTCAGACTCTGGGACTGTACTTAACCCACGCCCACCAAGAAACTCTTTCTTGAACTTCTCTGTATTCAACCCATGACGTTCCTGCATAGTCAGAAATGCAGTTTTAATCATAGCTTGGGTAGCCTTACTGATAACTACCTTTTCTACAGGTTTAGCAGGTGCTAAGACTTTCTCAGCAGAATCCTCTACAACACCATAACCCTCCCGGCGTAATTCAGAAAATTTATCCGCAGCCTGGTCGTGTACTATAGCCTTAACTCTCAAAAAAGCGGATTCAGTACTTTCTCCGTCTTTTACATCACTACTAAGGTTGATATGGAAATCCACTGATTCGTATTTCTCGGGTAATGATAGCTTCATCCCAAAGGAGTAGCTTACTCTGTCATTCTGGCCTGTTTTTTCACTCATTTGTCTCTCCTATTTAATTAGTAATTCTGCTATTTTAATTTTATACCTGTTAAGCTCTTCACGTAGCTTGTCAATTTCTGACTGAACCGGGTCAAGCTTCTGGATCACCTGCTGGAGCGAAACGGATCCTTGTGGATTAGGTCTACGTTCAGCATACCATCGGTATACGAAGTTAACCGGTATACCGTACTCCTGGGATAGCTGGGTACTTGTTTTCTTACCCGAAACATACTCTTGCACGATATGGTCTTTCACTTGTTTAGAAAAAAATCTACGTTGACGCACAGGACCTCCTAGTATCTTCTAGGCAGCGGTATTGCTGCTTATCCTAGCAACTCTTGGTTAGCTAGTTGTGATTTATAGTAATTCACCTTATCCCAGAATTCAAGAACTTTTTTACGCATACTTTCGATGTACTGTTGGTCAGGCAATACGATTGCTATCGCAAGTTTATCGTCAGTCACTACCTGAGACCCCTTCTCCTCACAGTACCCTACGAAGTAACAATACTTAGCACCAGAGACGTGTAATTGGTATTGAACTTGTGGGTAGTACTCTACCGGGATAGTCTGGGTTTCCTTCAGTCCCTGCCATTTCTTATATCCTGCAGTTTCGTAGTTAGGTTTCTGAGGGTTTATGACAGACAGGAGTTTAATCTCAAGAATACTCTCCCGATCTACAGAGATACCATCAAGACTACATAACTCCCAAGGATGAGTTTTACTCTGGATATTCATGGCCGTGTATTCTTTGTTATGTAGCTTCTCGAAAAACATACGTACTTGAAATTCTATTGCATTCCCCCGTTGAGTGATATACGTACTACCTTCAGAGATAGTGCCCAGGGCTTTCTCTTGTGCGAGCTCATCAATTGTTTTGAAACGGGATACCCCCATAATAATACTAGCGTCACTAGCACCCACACCCTGGCAACGCCATCGCAGCCATTCAGTACGGTCAGCAAACTTCGGTATTTCTAGATAGTCCACTCAGACTTCTCCTTCGCACGGTATGCAGATAGTTTGGATAAAAGCTGTTCTGCATCTCGAAATCTACTTGAGTCGCAATAAACTCCAGCTGATATTCGGCCATCACACTCTTCCCATCTCACGACAAAACCTTTTAATTCTAGAATTATCCCTTCAACAAGCGCATCGTACTCGGGCGAGACTTCGCGCGTGTGAGTCCATTTGGGTAGATCTTGATTAGAACAGGGCGGAAGTATCCAATTAGGGGGAACGAGTCCCTCGACAATTTCATATATTTTGCCAGTATTAACTCCGATTGCTAGCGACCACTCTCTAGGCTTCTTCACGTCACTCATTTTCTCTCCTTTTATCCACTTGGAGGTCGGGTTTCATAATTTACTTCGTATCTATTTAGGCGATTTAACCATATGTCCACATAACGAACACTTTAACCACTCTCTGCCATTAATAACCACGATATCTCTCCAGCCAGTACAAGGACCTTGTGTACAAATAGGATTAGGTTTCATATCACTTCCTATCATCGTTCTCTGGGTGGTGTTTGGTGTCGTAGATACAGTGTTCAAGGCAGCATATGGCATGACCCAGATGTGATAGCCCAGATTCAGGATCATTATCCTCTCCTGAAAGGAATGCGAATATATGCCGCAGAGCTGCTGCCAAACTTCTCGTATACTTGAATCCCGTGAGTTTGAAATTGTTTCTAGCATATTTCTTTGCTCCAAATTCGCGGACACGTGATACTAATTCTACCATTTCTATCGTAAGATGTGTAGGGTCGTATTTACCCCCGTCCTTTTTAACGGAGCCTGCAGGTACGTTGTATAACGTAGGGCTCATAATATGACAGGTATCGTGAGCGGCTGTTTTAATACATGAGATTGTACCATTGAGACATATTGGGGTGTCGTCAGGCCAAGGTTTAGTGTGCATTAAAATCATCCTCCGTTCCCATACCATGACATTGTTTACGAACAGTAATTCTAGGCTTACGTTTCTTCATCCGACGTGAAGTACAACTCAAGCTCTTTTTTCCTGCGATTAAGTAACCCTTCATTCTCTACCCCTTCTATGTAGCTAAATCCTAACCATTCAGCTGTAGGATCTTTGTCCGCATTAACCAGTTGAAGTGTAACTGACTTCCTAACAGCGGAGATGCCTACATTATAACATAATGAACACAACGCTGCAAATTGGTTTTGAGTTAATTCGCGTGTAACCCAGTTATCGATAGGCTCAGCTTTAATGCTGATATCCTTCTGTAGGGTCTGTAAGGCTTGTTGTTCAGTCATTACCATGCCCTTGACTACTTCAGGCCCCGTGTGACCATATCCGATCGTCCAGACACCACCTTGGTCTTGGTATGCATTTAATGCTAGACCCTCACATGATTTAATCAGATCTAGTCCTGCTTGATTAATCTTCATCTCATAGACCTTTCATAGGTATCCTCAGCTTCAGCTGTAATAATACTTTTGTCATACTCAGCAATAAGTCTTACAATTTTTGCTAGCAAAGTAGTTGCTTCTAATCTTATATTAGCTTTTAACTGATTATCCATTTCAGCGCGTTTGACTTTAGCGGCCATATTAGCGTAAGTCAGTTCATCTGCCATCTTTTGAATAGATCTAGCTGATGGTTTCTTTTTCAAAGTTATTTTAGCCATTATTTTAAATGCCCCGTAACAATGAGTAATACTGTAATCAACACCGTCGTTCCTGCAGCCACCTCAAGCGTGTTATGCAATGGACTATTCAATTCATTAGTCTGATCTTGAATGATCTGTTGCTGAAGCGCCGATTGATGTTGATAGTTCAGTATCTGGTTCTTCTCATCCTCAGCAAGCT